TGTGACTACTGCGCCACCCGCGTCTGCATTGATACGGGTGGCTGGGTTATTTTAGGAAACAAGAAGACAATCTGTATTGGATGCTACGAGAATAAAATACACCGTATCTTCTAACGCTTTTTCATAATCTTCTTTTGCAAAGCAGGTGGCAAAGTCTTCTGCTTTGCAGTCAGCCCCTTACCGTTAGCCGCTTTCTTCTTTGCTGGACGGCCTCGCTTGGAGCCGTATGTCCCTTTGCCCATTGGCATTACTTTCTTCCTTTCTTTGCTTTGTTACGTCTTGATATTGCTGCTGCCTTCGACTTTGCGTCAGCCTTGCTACTGGCACCCCATGCCCGTAGCGATAGTAACAACCTTGTCGGTTTGCCATTCTTTTTTTCTGGCCCCTTCATCCCACCCATACGCGCTAGAAAAGATGCCCTACGGGGGTTGTCCCCGCTTTTTACAGGGCGTTTTAGATTCATCCCCTGCTTCTTAGCAGACGCACGGCCCTTGGCGTTCAACCCACCCTTCGGGTTCTTGCCTTCTTTTCTTTGCCATGCTGGTGTTTTAGCCATCAATCAAACCGTGTCTATATCCGTTAGCCTTGTCGTATGTCAGCTTCTCGTTGCGCGGGTTCATGGCGTAACTACAATGTATCCACCCTGTATTGCCACCAGTATAGCACTCAAGAATAAGCTGGTCGAAGTCTAAGTTGTCTGCAATCCACTGCGCTACAACCATGTTAGAGACGCCTGCCACCTCAAAGTCTGCCGCCTCGCCCTTGGCATGTTGTGAGTTTACAGAACTGCCGATAGCCACGCATAGCTCAGGGCTGCGGTAGCCGGATGTAACAGTGACCGCGCCAAACTCGTCCCGCACAGGCTGGAGAATCTTGCCGCATAGGTCAATCATGTTATCTATCTGGTCTTGGTCAGGCTCGTTAGGGATGCCCTTACGTTCTGCGGTTTGGCTTTTCGTTAATTCACGAAGCGTGAAGTTTTGTGAAAGTCGCATGAATTTACTTCACCTTTCTGTAGGCTTTAGTTTTTTGGGCAATCTTCTTTGGCTGCTTGCTTACCTGCTTACCCGCTTTCGTAGCGCGTCTCTTTGCCCTAGTGGTCGCCGCGTATTCTTTTGAAGAGAGAGACTTAATAGCAGCCGTTGGTAGGTATCTTTCGCCCGTAGCTTTCGCGCCCTGCGTAGACGGTTTGCCGCTTTTTGTCCTCCATTTCTGCTTAGTCCATGCACGAAGGCTCCTCTGTGACTTCTTCATAGGCATTAGTTTTTATAACCCCCGCCTTTAGCTTTGTACTGCTTGGCAAGCATCTGCGCTTTACGGGCTGACCACTGCCCAGGCTTGCCGCCCTTGCCGCCAGCCTTAATGCTGTTAAACAAATTCTTTCGCATGGTAGGCTTAGTGTAGTTACCCGCCTCGTTTACCCGCGATTTTGTTTTGCGTTTTACTGGCTTTCTCATCGCTTAAACTTATTCAAGCCTCTTAATCCGAATGACGCACCTATACTAGCATACATCGCCCACTGGAACCAATCTGGCGTTCGGGAAAGGGCATCGAAGCCACGCTCAACATAGGGCTGTAGAGGGGGTATGAAGCACATGGCGATGATGGCTATGAAGAGGATAGTCCACGCCTCATCTTTCCAGCTATCTTGACTGCCTTGGGCCATAATCTTTTCCCAGCCAGCCTCATGCGTAGCGGCTACCTTCATAACCTCTGCCTCAGCTTCTGCTTTGGCTACCTTTGTACGGGCCACCGCAGCTTTTTCATCAGCCTTGCCCTTGAGCCAGCCCGAAGCCAACTCAGTTACTGCTGGTATTAGCATCTGTATCACGCTAGGTTCTCCTTCATTACTTTTCATGCCCCATCCACACAGCAAATGCGCCTGTCATGGCACCAGTGACTACACTAACCAAAGCCGACTGTTGCGTTGTGGGGTCTGGCAAGGTCATAAACCACTCTACTACCCGCCAGGCCGATAGCGACATCATAATCATCATCAAGCGGGGCAGTATCTTCCACGCTAGTATTCTTTCCATTGCTAAGGTCACGGTTCTTCCTCGCTTGTTCCTCTGTTGTCCTGTCGTGCAAGCACCACATTCTCATCTTAACCTACCCTGCACAATCTGCACCGCCCTATCCCAAGTATCTTGCTCAAAACACGGCGCGCAGGCGTAGTGCATCGGACGCCTTTGGCTGTACTGACGCACCTCTTCGGTGGCGTAATACCCAACCCTTCTGTCATCCAGAAAACAGTGTGCCACAATGTCTATCTCCCCTGCATTTGGTAATATCTTTTTTTTCGAGCCGCTGCCGTTTTGGAAGTGGTAAGATGGCTTCTTATTGTTGCCGTTACTCTTTACCGTGCTTGTCTTAACACTAATGCGCAAGAAAAACGCGGCATCAAAAGCCAGCACGTCTATTCTATCTTGCGGGGTGTGTACTATTTTCCAATTTCCCTCTAATTGGAGTATTGAGGAACAAACTATAAACTCCCCAGCCGCACCCGTCTTAGTAGACACGCTACTTCAAGCTCTTTAAGAACGTAATAAAGTAAAAGATAATAGCAGCCCCAGCTATCAACACTATAGGCAGGACAGTCCACAGTATTATTCTGTCACGCATCTTTGCCTGATATTCTAGCTCTTGTTTTTGTAATGCGCGTTGGTTAGCTATCTCTGCCTGTAGACGCTCCCACTGACCCCGCTTGCCATACAGATTGAATATGCTTCTAAGCTCAGTACGCATTTGGTCAAGCTCTTCTTTGCGGAAGAACTCGTCAATTCCAGCCTGTTCTGCGCCAGTCATCTTGCTAAAGATACTGTTCTTTTTTCTAGTTGCGCCAAACTGTAATTCAGCTTCAGCCTTTGCATACTTGGCTATCGGCCCACCTAATGATGATAGGTCACGACCAGCTTTAATAGCGGATGAGATAGCACCACTAGCTGCACTGACTGCGCTAAATGCCGTAATCGGGTCAATCATAAATCTTTGTCCCTTCCGGCACTAATTGCGGTAGACAGTAAGCAGTTATTTTATTGCCCTGCTTATGCAGGGATTGGGCAAACCAAACACAGTCTCTTATATCTCTAAAGTACATGTCTTTGTTTACCAGCTTTTGTTCCTCGCCAATCCCAACAAACACAAACAGAAGAAAGGCATGAACCACATCAGTCGCGCCGCGTTAGCCGTTTAACGGTGTCAGTTTCCCAAAGCCTGACCAAAATATAAATGCCGGTGAACACCGCCACAACGTCAGGTGCGTGGCCTAGCCACGCCGCAGCAGTCCCTGTTCCAGCAGCTACATCAAGCCCTACTTTGGTTCCATCGTTCATAGCTACCAGCCAGCCGGAACAGCTTGACGCATTGGCGGGTTGGCAAGCGCGGTCATCTGCTCATCGAGCATCGTCTGCATTTCAGCTTCAGTTTTGCCAAGGCTTTCAAGCGCCTTTCCCTTGCACCAGTCTTTTGTAATGCTGTCGAAAGCAATATAGTCACTGTCACCTTCTTCTGGTGTGGCTACAGCAGCAGTGCCATATGCCGTTACGCTTAGTGGCTCACCATCAAAGTTTGTCTCGCTGTCAGATACAGCAGTAAGCCGCCAGTGGATTGTATGGATGCAGTCAGCGTGTCCATTCTGCGCCTCATTACAAACATCCAATGTTGGGAAGTCCCAAGTGTATGTGTTTGCCATTGTCTACTCCTGTTAATTGGCTTCTAAGGCCGCTAAACGTGTTTCAATACTGCTTAACCGCTGTTCAGTTGCCGCACCTATAAACGCCAGCAGTTCGGGATAACGAACACCCAGACGTGTGCGTTCTGTGGCACCCTCTGGGGCTTCTTCGGCTGTGTCGTAGGTGTCGGTGCGTGTGTAGGCTGCAACAGCTTCTACGGCCTCTGTGACCACATTACCGTCCTCATCAAGCACCGCATCAACGGCCTCAACCGCTGGAACCTCAGTCTGTGTTTCCCACCAAGTGCTGCTAATAAAGAACGCATAATCACCAGCGTCTAGTCCAGCGGCAGTCATAGCTGCTTGAACGTCCTGCGCAATAACGCCTGTGTGGGTCCTTGCGGCATCGCCTTTTGCTTCGACTGCGCTGTTCCACTTGAACGTCTTAAACAGTGCGCTAATAGATTTAGCCGCTGTTATTTCAGCGTCAGTCAGTGCTGCAATTTGCTGTTTTTCGTTTGCGTCAGATGTTTGGATGGTGGCGTTGGTTGCGTAGATGTCTTTCCATCTACCATTTGTTGCGCCTAAATCAATGGCGGCATCACGCAATGCAAAAGTTGAGAGGTTCATTGGAAGTATACGCTCTGCGGCGGCGTTAAAATAAAAGCCAGTATCATCTGTGCCAATAGCTAAATTACTACTTACTGTCCCAATAGACCCGACTGTTGTGCCGTCTTTTGCAAAAGCAATAACATTACCGTCACTTGTTTTTCGGTTTATTTTAAGAGGTTCGCCACCGTCTCGTGTCATAAAGTGTGCGCCATCTGACTTCGCTTCAAAGCCAACACTAGCAACGTTTGGTGCAGTCTTCCCAACCAGCACGTTGCCGCTGTTGTCGATGCGCATCTTCTCACTGTTAGCAACCATAAACGCAAGCTGTGTACCGCCAGCCTCAGTGCCAAAAGTACCTACGCTACTGCCATCTGTTTTTAAGGTGAAGTTAGTTGCAACACCGTCTGTAAAAGTTACTAAGGCTCCTGTCCCGCCATTGTTCAATTCCAGCTTTCTTGACGGCGAACTCGTCCCAATGCCCACGTTGCCGCCCGATGTGATGCGCATCCGTTCCGTTGCGGCAGTCTCAAAGAACAACGCTTGTCCCGTAGATGCAACACCAGAGTAAGCGTCTAAGTCTGCGCTGTTATCTAGTTGCAACCTTGAATAACCTGTAGAAGAGGTTAATCGCAAAGGGTTTTGCAAAGATGTCGTTATTGTGGCAGTTCCATTACCATCAACCGTCAGCCCATCAGCAACCACACTGCCCGTGACATCCACGCCTGTGGCGGTGGTGGCGAGTTTATTGTTTCCTTGATGCTTTAAAGTGGCTGTACCGTTTGTTATGTGAAAGTCAGCAACACGATTTGTGCCATCTGCTTTTTGAATAACCATCTGGTCAGCAGCGTTAACAATCAACGCCCCAGTACCAGCATCCCTTACATAACTATTTGACCCATCATGAAACAGCTGCAAGTCAGAGCCAGCACCGAAGATGGCCTTGTCGTTGTCGCCGAAGTTGATGTCGTTGCCGTTGGTGTCTAAGTCGCCGCCAAGCTGGGGCGAGGTGTCGCCTACTAAGTCAGGTGATGCGGCTTGCCAGGCAGAGCCATTCCAAACAAACAAAGTGTTATTCGTTGTGTTGAAATACTGGTCACCCGCAGTCAACGCATCCCCGTCATTGTCCACAGTCGGGGCCGAAGACTTGGCACCAAGGTAAATATCGTCAAAAGCATCGAAGGAGGCCGCAGCAGCAGCCGCAGATGCCGCCGCATTGGTTTCACTTGTACTGGCGTTGCTTTCACTTGTTGCCGCATTGGTGGCACTTGTAGCCGCCTCTGACGCTTTTGTGGTAGCCGTACTAGCTTGCGTTGTGGCTGTCGTAGCAGATGTAGAGGCTTCCGCAGCCTTTGTTGTGGCTGTCGATGCGCTTGACGATGCAGATGAAGCTGATGACGCAGCCGCTACCTGACTTGCCGCCGCGTTAGTCTCTGCTGTTTCTGCATTGGTTTCCGCAGTTTCGGCATTTGTTTCGGCGGTCTCAGCCGCTGTTTGCGCTGCCTGTGCCGCTAGCTTTGCTGTTTCCGCTGCTGCCGCGTCTGCTGCGACTCCGGCCTCGCTTGCCGCTGCTGCTGTCGCACTGGCTGCTGCGTTGGTTTCACTTGTAGACGCCGCCGCCTCGCTTGCTGCCGCAGCCGTTGCTGATGTTGCCGCCGCAGATGCGGAAGTCGCTGCCGCCGCAGCGTCCACAATGAGGTCGTATTTAGCGCTGTTAGCGTTAGTTGTCAGAGGCTGAGAACCAGAGCTTGTGTGTGCAGAATTAACAATAAAGATGTTATTCGTACTGGTGTCCTTCACCAAGTCACGCTCTGCGTAGGCAGTCGAAGCCGCCCAATTACCTTGGAATGTGCCAATCTCCTGCGTTACGCTAATCTCACCGCTACTGTCAAACGCCAAAACTTTATTCGCACGGTCAGTAGCACCAACAGTAAACTCTGTTGAAGTCATAGTGTTTGTGCGTGATAGCTTGATAGCGCGGTCTAGTTCTTCTTGCTGCTGTTGCGCAATGAATGTCAGATTGTCTAGCGCATCTTCGTGTGAAGCGGCTGGGAACGGGTCGTTAGGAGTATAGTCTGTTGTCTGTGTAAGCGGTGACGCACGGCGTATAACCACAGTAATGCCGGATGCAGGGGCTGTTACAAAGGTTACGTTACCGCCTGACGCATTACCCACACCAGACACAGTGTAGTTTGTCGTAATAGACTGCACCGTTTCAGTACCGGTTGCGTCAGTACGCAGGATAACTGTAAGGTCATCCTCGTCAAACACCTTGAAGCCGTAAGCAAACACGGTGGTGCTGCCGTTGCCGGAATAACTATTCTTTGTAGTTGTGCTGCTTACAGTCATTTCTTACTCCTTAGAGCCTTTATACATTATTTTGGGGCTATCGTACATATTGACTTGGCGGGAAGTAAAACTCTTGGTCAGTGTCTTTCTTCATCCGTCTTTCCATGCGCTTAAAGTACCCAGGGTTTGCAAACTCTGTTAGCTCATAAACAAACAGATAGTCCAAAGCTAGTTTAGCATAAAACAGGTTCATAAATGGTGTGTTGCGCATGGCTAGACGCACTGTTTCAGCCGCCGCTTCATCTCCATCGCGGAACTTGGCGTATAGTTTTAGTAAATCACCAGCCGTTCCTAACGCGGGGCCGGCAAATGTTTCTAAAGGAGACTGCCCGTAACGGTTAAACTCACCAAATATAAAGTCGCCATAGATACCAGCGCCTCCTCCTTGCGTAAATGCCCTTAGCAAAGTTTTGCTATCAAGTGTGTAGTCATCCTCAAACACACTCATAGGCTCTTTTCCTTTAAGGAAGTCCTTGGTAACCATAGACAGATAGCCCATCATAGTTGTGCCAACCATCATCTTTGCAACGCCAGAATATCCACTCATCGCTTTCTGACGCGACAAACCTTTTGTGACGTATGTAATTGGGAAGCCTTTAAGCTGCATAATCATGCGTATGGCTTCGCCAGCAACTGTGCCACGGGGCAGCCCTTGGTTCATAATCGCTCTCTCACGCGCACCTGGCGTTGGGATAGCCGCATCTGCACTGTCCATGTAGTAAGCAGATATCTTTGTGCGCAAGTCATCCCTAAATTGCTGCCGCGCCTTGTCTGTAACATCTAGCCTCCCCGTGCGCTGTACAATAATAGAGTCAATATCTGCATCGGCTATGTTATCAACAACTTCTGGGGCCAAGTATCTGCGCCCGTCTGCTGCTGTCATATCTAATCCGCGAAACAAGCCCCACTCTGTCTCTCGTATATCGTACAATTCCAATAGCCGCTTAGTTTCCATAGGCACACTATCAAAGCTACGGTTTGCATAATTAGCAAGGTCAGCCGCAAGCAATCGGGCAACGCCTACTTTTTGGTTGCTGTTCCACCACTGCATCCCGTTTAGCTTAAAATAAACTTGGTGCATTTTTGAAATCATACCTGGGCCGCTATCGTTTGCACTAAACCTTGCGTGAACATCAGCTATTTCGTTTTCGACACCCACATTTAAAAGGTACGCAAGCTCCTTTTGCTCCTTACTGTTGAAGAGCCGGAACGTATCTCGAAGGGCTGTGGCGTATGAGCCAAATATATTACGTTCTGTGTTTGCGTTGATAAAAGATGCCTTGGTAGCGATATCAGAAAATGACGATATTGTGGCAAAACCTAGCTTAGACATAGACTGAATCATTCTGAAGCCGCCAGCAATGCCAGCAAACGTAACGCTTGTGTTCAGTATTGGCTGGGTAGCGCCAAGCGCTCTAGTTGTGCCATCTAACTCCGCAAACTGGTTCTTCAAAGCGCCTATCTTTAGCGGCTTGGCAATGCCCTTGGGCTTTACCTCTTTTATAATACGGTCAAACATGGCTTTTGGGTTAGTGCCAAATGTTTCTAGCAAGCCAATGTTTTGCGCATCATGCGATATGCCTTGATACACGGCCTCTGACAGTTTCATGCGGCTGTATTTGTTAGCGTATGCGAAGGCAGATTGCCCATCCTTAAAGTGCAAAATACGCTCTGCGCTCATCTTTTTGGCAAGATTAACTGGCCCTGTAAAAGCAACAGTGCTTCCATCTACGCCATTGATACTATCTGCCTTCATGTGGTTGCCAGAAACCAAGTTGTCGTAGATGTCGGACAAAAACTCTATTTCAGTCTTGTTGCTTGGCTTATTTGCGTACGTTTTCTCTTCATCCAACAACTCACGGATTGTGTTAATCCAAGTGTCTTTGTCTTCCTGAGTTCCTTTGCCGCGCAACAACAGTGGGTCATGATTCTGACGGACAACATAGTTAGCCAACTCACCGATATTTGCACCGTTACGGTTCTTTCTGTCCAGTAATCTCTTTTGAACCTTTTGGATAGCCTCGGCTATTTGCCTAGCCTCCGCACTTCCGCTTGTCCCTAGCCCATCAAACAACTCTCGGTATATTTCACCATCAAGCTCATTCGTTCTAAAGATTGCCAGAAGGTCGTTCCTTTGTAGCGCTGCTGCCAACGCTGCGCTGTGGTCAACAAAGATGCTTTTCTGTTTAGCATCAACACTGAAAAGACCCCGCCTCGCATCGCCCACAAGGATTGCAGACAAAACCTTGCTTGGGTTGTCAGGCTCTGCCCGTATCGCAGTCATTATATTACCGTAGGCACGGGCGTTTATTAGACGGTTACGCTTTTCTATTGCTGCGTTTATCTTTGCCTGCTGGGAAAATTGTCGTCCGGCTTCAATTAGCTCGTTAAGGTCAGCCTCACCAACAGCCCTGCCGCGAGAGTCTATGCGCTCTTGCACAAAAGACAGGATGCCATCTATCTCTTCTCTGCTTATAGCAGTGCCATTTCGGGCGGCTACATCAAGTAGCTCTTGTGCGCAAACCGTTACTGTCATTTTGGTGCGTTCCTGTTCATGCAAACCGCGCCTGTGCGAGTTAGCTCGTCATAAGATGTTTCTGCCCTACGAACCGCCTCATCAGCAGAAGCAATGTCATCTATCATCTCTTGAGGTATCAAGTCTTCGCCAATAAAGACCGCGACATCCTCCTCGAGCAAATCATTACCTTCGCGCAAATCATTAAGCTCCATCTCTTCGATGTCCATTCCAGCCTCGTCCATCTCGTCAAGGATAGGCTTTTCATCGCGCATTATACCAAGATTATAGTCCTGTAGTTGAGCCTCCGTCTGCACATCATACATCTCTTGCTCTGTAAGAGGTACGCCATCAACAACAGGCTCCAAGTTTTTGTCAGCAACATCACCAAACAATGTGGCGGTGTTAAAGTCGTAATAGTCTTCGTCCTCAGCAGCGTCAGCTAAAGCCCTCTCAAGAGTAGCGTCATCCATCCCTGTTGGGTCTATGCCACGCCTATCGGCTTCGGCAATCTTTTGCTGAGCCGCCTCATACGCCGCAACCGCCTCTGCGTCTGCTGCTGAATACTGAGGGTTGCCCGATACATCCTCACGAACCGCATCAATAAGCTCATTAATGCCCAACTCATCCGGCTGTCCTTCTATCTCAGGCGGCAAATACCCCTCTTCACGCGCCGCAGTAAGCATATCATCGACACTGCGACCACCTTTGGCTGCACCAACATAAAACTTGCCTGATTTTTGTTTTGGCACAATCTCTTGCAAATCCGATGCGCCTTTACTTGTAGGGTCTATCCCGCCTTTTGCACGGATAAATTGCGCAAGTGTTCTAGGCTTTTCAGCCCTAAGCATGGGTGGGCGAGCTTTTCCTTTTCGCTTGTACTCAGGAACGTAACCAGGACTGCGAGTTACTTTTTCTTCAATTATCTCGCCAGTATCGGGGTCAATCCGGCGTTCAACACTCACAATGTCAGACTGCTCCGCAAGCCTTTCATTGGAACGCTGTATTTCAGCAGCTTCGTCCACCTTTTTTTCTTGGCGGTGCAGATTGGCTACGTTAATTTCTTGGTCGCTAACAGCTTGCGCCACTGCCCGAACCAACGCCTCATCCCTTACTTTGGATGCCTCAATACGGTCAGATATTTTGCCAAAACCAACATGCAACCCGCCTCCAAGAACGCCGCCTAGAGTCACGTTAAGGAAGCTGTCCATTAGCCCGTAGTCTACGTCTTGCTCAAGGTACGCTTGCCCCACTACCAAAGGCTCCAAGATAGCTGCACCAACAGCACCATCAACCGCGCCAGCCACCAGCCTACTGCCAGTCTTTCCAAACCTAGCCGCCATTGTTGCCATTCGAGCTTGGCCCACAATAGGTATAAACGCAGATGCTACATTTAAGGGGTCGAGCATCGAACCAGCCAAGGCTGTACCAAACTGCAACGCCCCTAAGCCAAGCCCACCTTGAGAACGGTTTAAGGTAAACTTGATAGAGTCTCGCTTGTCCTTACGTTCCGCTAATAGATTAGCAAGCCCTTCTGTGATGCCTTCTTCACCGACATCTATGCCCTCCCTAAAGTAAGAACTTTGCGCCCACTCATCAGGAGAAAGTTTTTGTCCAGTGCGGCCCTCTCCTGTGTATTGGTCAAAGAACCTATTGGCAGCGCTAAGAGGATTGTAATACAAAGTTTCATCAAGGGTCGCACCCAAAACATCTAACGTGCCAAACGTAGTTGTATTCAAGTAATTATCGTAGGCATTTTTGTCAGGCTTTTGCTCTGGAATGAAAACATTCACCATTAGAATATCTTTCGCTGCTTGATGGCGGCCCTGTCATATGGGCTTGTGGCTTCTTCTAAATCCCTTATCTGGGTTGATAGCTCATTGAACCTAACCATAATAAAAGCACTGCGCGGCCCCACCCCACTAGGAACAGCCGCCTGCTTCCTGCGCGCCATTTCGCCATTGTCGAACACTAAGTACGCACCTTTGTTGTCTGTTGTCGTTACCCAATAAGCGTCAGATAGTTTCTTTTTTAACTGTGCTTGAGACTCTTCTACGCTCAGGCCTGCCGCTACAGGCGGGTCAATTACAGAAAGAAGATAGTCTTGGTTCTTGTCGTTGCTAACGTAAAAGCTAAGGATATTTGCTATTGAACTGGCATCGTTCTCAAGAGCTTTTGGCAGTCTCAAAGGCACATTTAAATTACCTTCCGCAAAAGAAAACTGGCTGTTTACAACAGTGTTTATCGCCTTGTCCACGGCTGTCTGCACGTTTGCTTCCCCAGCCATCATGTAGTAAGCGGCAGTGTTTTTAATTACCTCATTATAAGCATTTACATGAGACATTCTTGCGGAAGTTGCGCCTCTTCCGAGGATGTCACCAGGGTTGCCGCCAGTAATACTCTGCGAATATTGCGTATTGGACAATCTAACAGCGTCAGATATTTCACGCATAGTTTTGGTGCCAAGACTTGCTTTAGCATCAGTAACTGACTGAGCCGCATTGCCTGCTTCCACAGCAAACATTTGAGCGTTGTTAGGGTTTGCAATAATAATATTGTCAACGAGACTAAGCACACCTTGGCTAGTAAGATTGCGAAGAATCCGGTCCTCGTTTTCCACCCCAAACTTAGTGATAAACGCATTGCCTATCTCAGATTTTTCTTGGTAGGACAAGGCTGGGTCAGAGTATTGTTTTTGGAATGCTACTATCTCTGCGTCTGAGGCAACTCTTATGTCCACCTCCTCTACCCCCATATCACGTTGCCGCCTAATTAGCTGGTCTGTGCTTAACTTAGGGCCACCTCTGCGCTCTGCATCTTTCTGCAAGTAGTCAACAGCATCTGTCTTTAAGAGACTGTCGCGCTGTTCAATCATAGTATTAAAGCTATCCAATACTTGTTTATGGTATAGCTGTTCTTCCGCAGAAGATGTGCGAAGGTTTTCCGTTAATTCTTTGCGTGTTTGAGTTATCTCTGTAGGGCCAGTAAGTCTTATCCCAGCGAAGATAGCGCCTGCATCTCCAATCGCCTGCGTCTTGGCGAAGAATCTTTCTGCTGGCAAATTGTCATCAGGGTTTAACTTGTTTATGTTGTCTGCAATATTATCTCGCAATGTCCTAGATTTTTCATCCAAAACGCCATTGTTGACTTGAAGCCTGCTCGTCAATACTTCTGTGTCATTCTCAATTTGAGATGTTAAAACTCTATCAAACTTATCTAAGACACCACTTGCAATGCTTTTTAGGCGCATAGCTGCGGTTAAGCTAAGGCCAGAGGCTTGCCCCTCAAGCCTATCGGCGTCTTCAATCAATTGCTCAAGCTGGCTTCTATCCATATCAGCAGCAGAAACAGCCAACGACTCAAGCAGGTCACTTTCCCCCTCTGCCTTTAACGCTTTTGCCTCTGCTTCAAACATATTGGCAAGTTTTGTCTTAAAGGCACCACTGGCACCGCCTAAGTCAATTACTACGCTTTCTTCTTCTCGCTGTATAACAACAGTGTCTACCTCTGCCCGCATTTGAGCCAAGGCATCAGCTTGCTCCGAGGCATCTAGGTCGGCTATGACAAGCCTGTTTAAAGCCGCATCGTGAATGTCAGCAGTAATTTCCCTCTCTTTAGCGTCTATCGCATTTCGAGCCGCCGCCTTTACCGAGGCAGGAAGCTCTTCTGATGCTAAGTTGTCTCTTAGGATATTTATATCCGTAAAGGATGAGGCAGAGGCGGTAGCGGTGTCTAGGTCACGCCGCGTTGCTTCAACACCAAATGATTTAATTGTATAATTAACAGTCTGCCCAAGAAGTTTTGCTTCTTTAATTAGTTGGTTTGCTTCAGCCCTAAGCATCGCTTTTGACTCAGAATCTGTTTCTGAAGCTATTGAACCAAGCAGAGATTCGAGGCGACCATTGGTCGTTATAGAGCCAGCAACGCGACCTCTATTAAAAGCCTGTTGTTTTGCCTGCCCGACTTTAGGCAGTAGTTGCCTTTTAACAGCATTTGATATTGTGTTTTTCTGCCCGTCAGTTAAATCAAGGCCTGCGATATCTGCGAGGATAGGCTCTTGCACATTAGACAACATAGAAGAAGCAGACTTTTCTGTGTCAGTCTCCGTGTCGGTTATTATAAAATTATCAGCTTGCTCATAAGCACGGGTAGTATAGTCATTAATAAAGTTGTCGGTTTGCTCTTTCTTCTCTGCCATAGCAAAGTCAAATTCCAACTTTGCTTTAGCGGAGTCGAAAGACTGTTTGTTTTTAGCATACTCTTGCGCAACACGGCCTGCCTGCTCACCAGCACGGGCAAGCGCTTGGCCTGGCAATGTGAATACATCGCTTGCTCTAGGGCCAAGACTACTAATTCTTGGCTGCACAGCAGTGCCTGCACCTTCTGCGTATAGTGGTATTTTTGGCATTTTTAAGACCCAAGCTCTTTCTTGTAATACTCTTGTTGCAACGCAAACACATCGTTCTGATGTTGTTGCCTCGACATGGCGGCGTAGCCACCAAGCAGACTTGTATATGCTGCTGTTTGGTAGCCAGCAGCTTTAACCCTGCCAGAAGCCCTAGACATAGCGGCTTCTGCAATCTTTGCAGTAGACTCGATATCAGCCGCGTATTGTATTTTTAACGCATCTTTTTGTGTGGAAAAATGAGCATCAGCCAATGCTAAGTAAGGACTACCAGTTATTTGAACCCCGCCCTTACTAATAGCCGTTCTTTGACTAGACACTAACCGCCTAGAGTTTTTTCTAAGAGCAGCCTCTTCTGCGGCCTTGCGTTGCAACAAAAGCACACGCTCATTCTCAGCCATCTTTGCGTTGTAGTCGCCAACCTGCCTCGCGGCCCTAGATGACTGCATGTTGCCCTTAAAACCAAGAACGGCACTTCCTACTACTGCTGCGGTTACTGGTTCCATTACGATACTCTCGCCATTCTATAATAATCTGTGCCATCAGGCCCGTACTTGCGCATTAAGCCTTCGTTCTCAAAACCCAGCCAACGGGCAAACCGTACAGAGCGCGGGTCAGTAGCATTGATACTTGCCTGCATACGCTGGATGTTTGCTTCGTTCATAATAACATCAAAGAACTCATCCGCATATCTAGCAACAGTTTTCGGCATTGAGTAAGCATGTTTAGACATAACCAGCCAACCCTCTCCTACTCCTTGCCACATAACATGCACCCCGCCCATCATCACAATCTTGCCATCTTTCCTAGCAGTAAAGCCCACTATGTTTTGATAGCCCTCAAAGCCTGCCTTTTCTGCTGGTGACATCTCGTACTCTAACTCAATCTCCTCAATATCACCTTTTTGGAAATAACCAACATCAAGCATCGAATGTATTAGACCTCCGCACAATTGCTAACACTGTCATTGGCAGAGGCTGGTTCTGCCGGATAACAACCCGCGCATCATTGTCATACCCAGATGGGAAGAAGATTTCTTTGTCACCGCTAAACAATGGAATGGCAGTGTCCATGTCCATACTGCTGTCGCGGAATGGCAAACGGTCTAGGTTGTTTACATCAGGGCCAATCTCTGCACCCACAGACTTAAAGAACCGTGCTGTTACACCGTGGATACGCTTAATCTTACCCTGTGCAATTCCATCATCTGCACCAGCTTCCATGCGCAATGTTTCTACAATAGACGAGTAGCTATACCCGACATGAACCTTCGAGGAACTTCTATCTAGCGTAATGCTGCCGCCACTAACAGTCTTATCAGCATGAGCCGCGCCATCAGCAAGGATAGCGACAGTCTCGCCCTCAAGGTGGTTTAAGCCTGTAATAGTGGTTGTTGCGCTACCGCTATATGTAAGGCCGCTATCAACGTAGAAAGCATCCCCGACATCATCACCAAAATCTATTGTCGTTAAAGTTTCGATGTGGCGCACAGTAGCCCCGTTTATAGTGCGCTTTACCGAAAGATAGACTTGGTCTTCTGCCCCGCTTGGTATAGCTGTAATACTTTCCACAATTCCAGAGCCGCCAAGGTCGTGGTCGTGCCAGCCGACTGCGCCGTTTGCACGGTCATAAGTAAGGCCAATAAGACCGCCATCACTGTGTACAAACCACAGGATAAGCTCAGGCTCTTGCTGCCAAATCATATCAGTCAACCCGCCGCGTGGGAGGTGGTCAGCCAGGATGGACAAATCAACACCTAGCAATCCGTCAGTATCTAAGTCAAAAGTAATCTCTTTAACCTTCTCAAGCCCCTTCTGGATTAGAATGGTACTGTTGCCTGCTCGTAACGGGCGAATGTCAGATGAGCCAAATGTAGTTTCGCGCAACACATTAATGTTGGTGGGCGTTACGGGGGTGGTTCCTGTGCCGCCAGATAGAGTAAACTCTGAGCTAGTCGTCAGCACTTGAAGAAAACGTGCAGGCAAAAGATGCTTGATAACATTGACTTGGTCAGACGCAATCGTAATGTTTACGGCCTTGTCGTCCTCTGTGCCAGGTGTGTGATTCTCAAAGTCTGCCGTTACTGAGCCAAAAATGCTTTGTGGCTGACCTGTAGTGCCAGCAAAATATAGCCTCTCTTCATAGAACGCAACAGCACGGGGGAAACCTTGGTCGCCATCAAACGCGCCCAGCGACCATTTCTTTGTGGCGTTTGAAGCCCCAACTACGTTGTGCGGCAAAACAGATATCCCGCCATCGTCCTCTTGTACTACAGCCGTAACTACGGTTGCGCTGGTAAACACAGTTATTTTGGCGTAGCCAGTATCATCGTGTCGGTATTCCCAATCAATAGCACCGTATGTTTCTGTGCCACTGGTATGAACAGGAGGCGTGTTGCCGGATGTCTGAGTAGAGCCTGTCACCTGCTTATAAACATGCCCATCATAACGTACAAATTCGTTATTAGCGTAGCTTGTACTAGCAGCCCATTCATCATAGGTAACCTCAAGCACTTCGCGGAATCTGATAAGCCGCCCAACATCTGCGCTAGTAAACAAACTAGCAGACGCAGTAATGGTTATAGTGCCTGTGTCAGCAGAAGCGTACAACGTAGTATCTGTTAGGTTCTCATCAAGATACGGGCCATCAACAAAAGCAATGTCCGATAGCGTAAAGCTAGTTGCTGTGGTGCGTGTAAGTTTTGCAGGCTCATGGTCTTTGTGGGCTAGATACAACACATCAGCAGACTGAGCGTGATTAATCTCAAAGATATCTGTGATGCTGTATGTAGTCGTAACCTCTACAATCTTTCCAACCGTGCCACCAGACGAGTAAGTTGTGTAAGCGCTGCTGTTTACGCCGGATAATTGAAACGTATTAGTTGTTGCGCCAGCTACAGTAAACTCTAGGTTGTTCACCTGAGTCATACCTACAACACCGCTAATAAACACCCTGTCTCCGTTTGAGAAGCCATGAGAGTTAGACGTTACAACGGCTGGGTTAGCCTTAGTGATTCCTGTGATGTTCTTAACGGCCTCTGTTAGTATGCCTCCATCTTTGAAGAACCGTATATAATTAACACCAAACTCAAGCACATATGCTTGCTCATCACTAAACTCAAAGTTAATAAGCCTTACTTTGCCGCCGTCCTTTGACCTGCCAGCAAACTTAGTGCCTGGCCTGCGTGTCGTGCCACCCTGCGGAAACACCAGCATGTTCTGCAAGGTTTGCGCAGCCTCGTTGTACTTTTGCAAGTCAATGCGGCCTTCCAGACGCGGAGACAATTCGCCAGCGCGGAAGTTGGTAACAATACTAGATACACGCGCCATCTTAGAACCTTATGTTTACAAAGTCGTCTGCAATAATCTTGTCTGGCTGGCCTTCCATCGCATCCATAGAACGTGCTTCGCGGATGCGCGTTTCGTATAAACTAAACATCTGCTGCGCAATACTGTTGCTGCCTGTAATTGCATAAGCAGTCTCAGAGGCCAATCTGTGCGCTATTGTGCTAGATAACAGCGCATCGTACTGCTCTGTATCTGTTACCCGTGAAACATATATAATCTTGCATGTTTCTTCATTGCTAAGGATTTTGCGGCCTTCAATCTTGTACATAACTTGGCTGTCATACGGTGTAAGCTCATTGTCTACGTTTACGTTCCAGAAAGACAGCACCCGCAAACAGTATGGGTCATTTGGGAGCGTGTACTGAAAGCTAAATCCAAAAGCAGGCTTTGCGCTGTCTTGCGCTAAATCAGCACGGGCAATCGCTGCATTCCAAGGATGCGCCCGAAGAACAGCGTCACGCACAGTTTCAAAGCGGCGGTTACACAATCTTGCTTCTTTGGAGTTTTCAGTTAGCGAGGTAATAGTTGCAGCACCAAGCAAGTCCATAGCCTCGTTACAAATATCAACTACTGATGGCATCTCGTACCAACCTCTCTACATTTATCAATACACCTTGGCTTGCACCGTTATCACCGCCTCTAATTATGCGGCCTTCTTTGTATGCCTGCCTAGCTAGTATCTTCAGCTTAACTGTCGGCAATAATACCACAGTTTCCTCGCCAAGTATAAACGCCCAGTATTGCGCCTCTGTAGTGGCTATTCCAGACGGTTTCTTTCTACAAAAAAACTCCACAAACACATTTCCAGTTTGCGAAGCCATAAAATCACGTTTCACCTCTATAGGTACATTCTCTAAAAGCTCACCTAGCCACTGTTCTTGTAGCTGACCAACTTTTAAATCCCAACGAAAATCGTTGTTCTGCTCCATGCGCCCCCTTGGAAAGAAGGGGCGGTTTCCCGCCCCCTCAGTGTTAGTTTACAACGTATTCGATAACAAACGCCATGTCTCCGGCAGTGCCGCCAGTTGCATTAAATGTAGCCGCAACATAGTAGTACCCACCAGGGTCAGAGCTATCACCAGCCATTGTGTAGACTTTCTGGCCTGTGGTGTTCAAATCAGCCGCCTCATAACGAAGCTCTGCAAGCCCTGCGCCATCGGCAACAGAAGTAGCAAAGAAGTCTTCGTCCTTAACAATGCCAGCATCTGTGTAGAGGCCAACATTGTATGTGCAGCTTCCACCAAGGGCATCTGTGCCTACGCGCAAAGATGTGATGGTGGCGTTGCTTGGGATAGGTGCAAGCATAACAATGTCATCGTCAGTGCTATCACCAGCAGCAAGTGCAACGTTTCCTTGGGCAACACGGATTACACCGTGCAACTCTTGGGCATCGTTCATAACCTGAGGGGAAGCCTCAAGGTTTGCTACCAAGTCTGAGTTTTTAGTAGTCATTACCTAGCTCCTTCTTAGTCAGGTGTTTCGTCACAGAAGATTTGCACAACTTTAGACTCTTCCATCCGCACAGCGCCAACGCTCATGCAATAGTAGACCTGTGTTGCGTAACCTTTGTCAGCACGTTCATCAATGCGAGCATTGATATCTTTGCCTATGCCGAGAGTAATCCCATCCTCTGCCCATGCAAAGCATGTGCGGATGTCGTTGCTATCAACAGACAGACGGTTTGTCATAATGAAGCGGAAGCCCATGAAGGTGTCCACATCGCCAGATACCAACGCCTTAACGGTGTTGAAGTCTGATGAAGTTACCTGAGTTGTACCAAGCAAGTCTTCGATTTGCTTTGGCCCAACAGCAATGTAGCGTGGGATTGATGGGTCAACATCATTCAAGTCCATCTTACGCTTGGCTTCTGTCAGCTTTGCGATTGTCAGACCATCGTTTGACGAGGCAGAACCTACTGAGTTTGCCGTTGCATCAAGAGTTGCTGAACCTGAGCCAGTCTCACCAGTGGAGGCTGTACCGATTGCAGCAGCAATAACAACGTCATCCATCGCACGGCCCATAGCAGCCGCAGCAGCCATAGCGTATGAGGAAGTAGGGTCAATCAACATGCGAACCTTGTCTTGGTCGTCAATAAGGTCAGCATACTCGTAGTCAGCCAAAGACAGACGCCGTCTTCCATGAGGGGTGTCAATCTGTGGTGTGTCGGCATTTCTTGATGTACGAAGCTGCGCTGTCGCTACACCAATCTGGTCGATGAAGGCATTCTTTCCAACAACATTCTCAATGCGCACCGCATCACGCAGACGGGAACCCATCTGCTGTGAGAGCATCTGCACGTTTGCAGAATACTGTTGAACAAATGCCGTGGTGATTTGTGATGACATAACATGTCTCCTATTTCACACGGTTACATTTATACTAATTGCGGTGTGCTACCCTTGCGGACACCCCTAGATTTTTTAGCCCTTGTGGGGCTGTCGTCTTTCCGACTGGCAACAGGACGATGTGACTCGCTACCCTGCGTGACCCACTCGTAGTATTTATCTGCGAGGTGGTCGGGATTTAAAACATCGCGTTGTGTGCCATACTCTAACGCGACCCTTAAACACTCTAGCCTTATCTCTACATCATCCATGAATGTAGTTCATTAGCTCTTGTACTCGTCCTACAGCCTTTTGACGGGCTGCATAGTTTCGCCTATCTGTGTACTCAGGAGATTTCATAATGGCATCTGCCTCTGCCTGAGCCGTTTCCCTCGTCATAAACGAAGTCTGAGATGAGTCCGAAACTGTATCTTCACTTGTCACACTTTGCCTAAATTCTGCAATTTTTGCAAATGCTTTTATAAACTCTGGGTTGTTGCCCAGCTTAGTGCCATCGGCAAGGTCTAAGTCAAACATCTCAGGATTGCCAAATTCTTGCGCGGTTGCTGCCGCTTTCTGCACAATCCCGTCATAATTTGAACCCCATTCCTGCCGTAATGCAGCCTCTGACTGTTCACGCTGTTGCTCAACCTGTTGCATATTTGCAACACCTGTGTTCTCCACAACACTCTTATAGTAGTCAAGAACGCCGCTTGCTTGCTCAGGTGTAAGGCGAAGTTTATGCGCTATGTCTTTGTAACTACTAGCAACTTCCTCTGTTACTATATTGCCATCAGCAGCAATGTCATAGTTATCTGGTGAATCCGGCCTGCCAAGTCTACTGTAAACTCTATCCAAGTCCTCTTCTGTAGGGTTAGCAGGCAGTGGTATTTTATCTGCACCTATAAGACGCTGGGCATTTACATATGACCGCGCCAAGTTCTCAACATCTTTGATAGGTGAAATGCTAGGATGCCCCCGCAATTCTTCTGGTATCATATTCAAGAAATCGTTACCAGACCCGCCTGACGCAACTTCTGCTGGGGTTTCCAGCATCGGCGCTTCAACCTGGGCTACCTGTTCGATAGCTGCTTCTGACATAATTACTCCTCTTTCATCATACTATGAACGTGCAAAAGGACAGCCCTCTTGCCTTCCTCAAAAGCTGTGGCATTGGCATCGCCAGCCACATAGCTTGACACCCGCCAGTTACTACGGGCCTCAAGGTCTCCGAGAACCTTCTTGCCGCTTTCGGTGGCAAAGGTTTCTTTGTACATAAATTTAAGTTTCTCTACCTCTGGGGTCATTGCCCAACCATCCTAACTGCTTGCGCCGCTTGCGCTGCTGTATATACATCCTCTTGCTCACTCTGACGCTGCATTGCTTGTTGCTCTGCTGCTGCTCGTTCCTGACGCATCTGCGCAACCTCACGGCTAGAACGCAATGTAGTCTTAGGAACGCCAAGGGAATCAGTAACATGTTTAACCAAACCATCAGGGTCAAGGTGGTCAGTCACTGGCAACGCCTGTGCTAGAGGCAGTAGGATTTCAAGAGCCTGCATAGTGCTGTTAAGACTGCTAGACTTTTGCGCACGGGCCAGAGGCGATACATACTCAATATCAATATCTGTTCCTTGCAAAAGCTCAGGAGGGATAGCAAGCATCTCCTCACGCAACATCAAGGCAAACACACGGTCTACCAAAGGACGCAGCATCTCATTCATCAACCTGCCAAGAACAGGGCCAATGACCCGCATACGCTCTTCTTGCCTTTGCACAACCTCTGTGGCTGTCATGTTTGGCGCACCGCCGGAAAGAAGCTGGTCAACGTAGAACGCTGAACGAATAGCACCACGGCGTTGCTCTTCCATGCTCAATCCAATAGGAATGTTAGCGCCCGTGTTTAGAGGCGTAATCGTATCCCTAGAGCCAGACCTAAAGAAGTTAAGGCCACCAGGCTGTGTGCGGATAGGCATAATAAACCCGTCATCAGGGACAAGTAACGGCGGGTCAATCTGTTTCTGGGCCGCTTGGATGATTGTCTTGGACATCAGGTTCAGCATCTTAACATCAGGCAGGGCTACCATTGCCGGAGAGCGACCCATGATTTCGCCTGTCGCCTTCAAGAAGCGCGGCACAATATAAGGAAACTCTTGGAAGCCACTCTCTGAAATCATCATGCTGCTGTTCATACAAATATAGTACGAAGCAAACGGCATGTTCTTGTTGTCTACTTTTGTCGTGTCACGGTCAGCCCGTGGCATAACAACGTGCATGATTTCTACTTCTTCATCCGGCTTTTTTTCGTGTGTCTTGCGAATAAACTCGCCTACATTCTCAATGCCGAAACGCTGGACAGCTTGTCTTGCTGGCTGCTTATACTTGCGGAAGACGGTATCAACTAACCCAAACTGGTTTTCCTGTAGGTAGAACTCTGAAATGTGGCGTGTGCTAAACCGCAACTGGCCCTCATCCATCTCAACAAACATGCAGCCTGTGCCAAATACAACTAGGTCTACATACATCTCATGGATTTCAGTCTCAAAGTTTGACTGATTAAAAGCCCTAATCATTCGTGTTGATGAGTCTTGCAGCCATTCGCGCACATCATCGTCACGGCCTACATCGGTGTCTTTCATATCAAGATGGAACCAAGGAGTAGCCCCACTCGTCAGCATACCGTGCAGACTTGCAGACAAAAGGTCTACGGCCTGTAGTGCAGTGCCATCATAGATAAGCTCCATGCGCTTTTCGCCGCGTGACCGTTTCTTAACGATGTCGGCTTTGCGGGGTAGCATGTAATCCGCAAGCTCTTGGTAATGCGTATCCCAGTTATCTCTGCGGGAAACAATGCTGTTGCCGCGACTAATTAGGCTCTTGGCTAAATCTTCCATAAGTTACCCCAGTAGTGTAGGTGTGCCGCTAGTTGGCATTGTTGTGTCAGAGGCCAATCCAGCAACTATAGTAGAGCCTCTGCCCTTGCGCTTTAAGCGCTCTTTCTTCAGAGCCTCTTCGGATAGAGCCTCAGCCCTTGCGTAATCAACCTTTGCCGGAGGCTCAGGTGGAGGAGGCGGTGCTGGCATAGACGGTGGGCTAAAAAGTGAACTCATTGTTATCTCCTATACTGTAGGGCGTTTGCCAGTAGAAGATGAGAGTATGCCTTTTTCTTCTACTAAGCCTCCGCCGCCAAACCTTCTAGTGCGTCTACGCCGTGATTCTTCTGCGGTAAATCCTGTCTGCACATCATCAAGTACAACCTCAGGCGTTACTTCCGGCGTTACCACAGGGGTAACATCTGGACGCGGCTCATCGCGCCCAGTAGATAAAATTGTAGGGCTAGGTTTAAAGTCGGTGCGACCTGTGTACGTTCCACCTTTATCAGTGGTTCCCATGATGCGTCCAGACTTGTCTGTAACGGCTTTTTCCCCTGCAATTAATTTGTCCAGAAGAGTAGACGCCATCTTCTGCCCAGCGACATTAAGCACGTTAAGTGCTGTTGAACCAACGCCAGGGACAGTAACGCGGCCTTCTGGAAGCTGACCTATGTTTACGCGCCGTGATAAATCTCCAAGACCTTCTGTCGTTATATCAGTCCTGCCAGCCAATGCCCCTTCTGCCTTAGCTAGTCTGCTGCCAGCTTTGGCTGCTCCTGGTGAAGCCGCGCCTAGTGCAGCTCTAACCGCACCTGGGCTTATACCGCCAGGGGTCATAGAAGTGGTTGTTTTTACTGTTGCGCCTGTAGGCGTGTACTTTATACCAACCTCCGCACGTTTTGCAGACGCAGCTTTAGTTACGTCTCTTTGAATCGGTTTAGGCTTAGGAGGCGCTGTCGGCCTAGTGGGTTGCCGTGTCCTTGCCCGTGATTTACCTGCCGTTGGGCGTGAGTTTCCTCTGCCGCCTCCGCCGCCACCAGAACCCATGTCATTTCTCCTTTAACTTATGAAAGCCCAGCTTGCCGGACTCAGTTCTTAGCCAATAGCAATCACTATATCCCATTTCTATAAAAATGTCTTTCAAAGACCTAAACCCCTCGACTATGCCTTTGCGACCAGCAAAACAGATAAAATCAATAATCCAAGGACTATCGCCATCACCACGCCATGCGCTAGGCGGGAAGATGCCTGTTCGGACATATTCATCAATTTGCTTTTGCTCTGGAAACGCCCAAGTAGCAAACAAATACGGAACCTCATCGGCATCTAACCCAAAGATATAATTCCCCATAGCAAGCGGCGGTTCTAAATACATACGCTTATCAGCAAGCGTGTAGTCCGAATGATAAGGGCTGTACTCCATCATCATGCTTGCAGTCTCATAATGGTGTTCGTTATTTATCATCATAGCGTAAAAGGGTTGTACTCCATTTGCGCAACTTGTTGCGGAGGTTTGACAAATCGCTGCCTATTCTCAAGGCCAATAGCGAGATACCTAAACGCATCTGCTGCATGGCTTGTGAAATCATGGCGAGGATGGTCTCTAAACATTTTTCTACGTTCATCC